CACTCCATGATGCAGTAATATTATTATAAGATGCAGTATGGTTGTACACATCTAAGTTTGTTAAATCAGTTAAATATGTTTTATTAATCTGAATACCAAATGAAGATAACGCACCAAATACCGATACAACGTATGAATCAATAAATTTATTTGCATAAACATTAACCTTATTAAGTTGTAGATATCCTTGTGCTAAATACAAACCATCAAAATCCAAATAACATGGTACTTTAATGTTGGTTGCAAATGTATCAGGGTTTTCTACACTAATATCATAGCAGTGTTCAAAGAAAGCATTATTCTTTTTTGAACCTGGTAGATTAATTTGTCGTGTAAAATCAGTTGGTAAAACTCCTAAATCAAATAAACCTGTTACGTTATCAGATAACTTAATTTCTTCATCTGCAAATAGGTCTAAAATCTGTCCATCTGCAACTAATTTAAATACAAAACCTTGTGTAGTAACTACTCCCATTATATTATTAATTTATATCCTTGTCCCCAATCAAAATCAAATTGATACTGAATTAACTTATCGTTTACACCCGTTTTAAACACAGTACTATCAGTTCTAATAGTAATAGGTCTAACTACTTCAGTTGTTGTTACTCCTGCTGCAAATCCATTAGCAAATCCATTGTTAAATCCTTCTCCTTCTGAATCCTGTCCATAAACCCAATATATCTCATCAGAAACTAATAATTGTTTCCATATCTCATTATAATCTTCATTAATATATGGTGTGTTTACACTTAGGGTTTGTTTACTATCTGATATATAATTTAGTGTTGAACTTTCATAATCTTCATAACTTAAAGATGTACCCTGCCATGTTCCTAATTGTGGTTGATAGGTTCGTTTTGTTGATGAGAATCCCTGACGGTTTACCATATAGAAATTCATATAATCAAACTGTCCGTATCTATTTTTCCATTTGATTCTTACATTTGGATATTTTTGTTTACAATCTTTTTCAAAACGAATTGATGCACCTAATGGTGTATTACCATTAAAAGCTTGTACACTAAAAAATTCACTATTTTCACTTAAAGGAAAATCATCACATGTCATTCCAATTGGGAAATAACTAATTTGTCCTGATGATGATAAGCTACTAGTTAATGCATAATTTGCATTACCTGCTGAACCTGAATAAACTAATTTTGTAGGTTGAGTTGCACCTGTGTTACCAACATAAACTGACATCCAACCTAAAGTATCTTCTAAAAAAGATTGAGTTACAGGTCCATCACTCATGATAGGCCAGTAAGCTGATTTAGATACAATTTGTTGATTGATTGGTTCCTGAAATAGTGCATAACCATCTAATGCTTTATATGTTCCACTAGGAACTTTAGATGATGATACAATTACGTTTGAAGCATTTGTATATTGCCAATAGAAATCACACTTATAGTACTTTACGTTTGATGTATCATCAAATGCTAAACTAGTTAGGGTTGAGTTTATAATTCTACTAACATCAAACATACCAACTAAACTGGTATTAGGATACTTCGTTAATGTGTAATCTCCTGTGGAACCTGATGCAGCTGGTGCTCCTTCCCAATAATACAAATCTGCATAATATTGAAATGATGAACTATAAACAACGTTAGTGGTCTCAAATACGGTAAACACCATAGGTGATTGTGCTAAAGAACAGGTAGCTGGATATTGGGTTATGCTTAATGACATAAGTTTGTTTATTATATAACCACAAAAAGCAATGTTGTATTGGGGGTTAGTTCCTTTTACTCAACAACTTTATAAACGATTTATCAATTCTAGCACGTATTTGTGGTAAAACCTCATCATTTATTATACCTTTCATAGCATCGTTAATGGTTTTCTGCATAACTCTATCGTTAGCAGCTTCTTCTGCGAACGGACGTGGTATTGAATTCCTACCTAATCCTGTACCCTCATGCACTATTGCTCCATAACGTGCACCCGGAGGAGCAAATGATAGAGATAGATTAACTGAAGGAATATCTAATTTGAATTTAGTAGTTGATTTGGATGGTCTTATTGTTACCATCTTCTCATAAGTGTTATACAAACCAACCCTATCGTATAAGTTTCCTGTTTTATAAGCAGGAACACTTCTATTAACAATATATAATTGAGCTAGTTCTGCATATACCTGTGCTACTTGTCTAAACTCTTTCATTATTAAGTTAATAAATTATATAAGCATCTAGGTCTATCGTTATGAGTTGTTAAATCAAATGTAGCTACCCATCCACCTAAACCATTTTCAAATTTATCTTTAAATGCTTCACAATTTATATCAGCATTTATTTCAAAATTATCCACTGCGTATTGAGTGTAAGATGTTAAATCATTTATTATACTTAATGTATTTGCATGAATATCAACGGTATCATCCGTACCAAAGTAAGGAATAGTTTCTTTATTATAAACACCAACTGATTCATTATTCTTTAATTTAATTTTATCAGCAATTGTAAGCTGACATCTATAAACAGTTTCTGAATCACTAAATGTTGCATTAGTTATTAATATATTACCTAATGGATATGCTGGAAATTCATTTACATCTATATCGTATATATCACCCTGACTAACTGATTGAATCGCTGGGTGATTTGTCATTATTGTTTTAAAATAATTTAAAACATTATAGTATAATGAAAAGTTTGTACCTACTTTATTTACTACTGTTAATCCCATAATATTATAATTGGATACCTCCGAAGTACTGGTTAGTAAAATCAGGATAAACCTGTGTTAAATTACCAACACTCTCAAGGTATTGTGGTATTTGGTTAGAATATGCTACTAAATAGTTTTGTAATCTAGTTGCATAGAAATCAGCACTATTTTCAGCTTTTGCTAATAGATAATCAATCTCATTCTTAGACGGCGTTTCCCCCGTATCTGATTTGTGCTTAACTGCACCCTCACTTTTGAATTGAATGCCCGAAAATGGGATGTATTCAACGCAGGAGTACCATATTAGTGTAGGTTTGATATGGTCATTAATTAAATCCTGATAATATGCATCTAATGAACCAATTGTGTTAGTAGTAATCTTTAATTGTAAGAATTCAAACAACACAGTACCTAATAAATTAAGCATGTACTTATCTTGCGCAGTACGAACGAATGGTAGTAACCTATCAGCATCAATTGCACCCTGTAAAGGTGAATTTTTGATAATATCGTTTCTTGTTATAAAAAGTGCGTAGCTCATTGTTATTTTTGTTTAAATATTTCAAATTCTTTTGTGAAGTTTGGATTACTTTGTTGTATAACTACATCTTCTTCAGTAGTTGCAGGGTTTTCACCTTGCTCATTGATATCATCCTCAACTTCGTTAATACTTTGTCCAGTTTCATCAGCAGTTTCAGAAAGAATCGCTAATGGTGTTAATTGTTCAAAGAATAATTCAGTATTATCATAACCTGATTGCTCAAACACATCAGTTAGTGCATTTATCACTAAATTTTGGAATGGATTGATTGTCATTGTTTGCATAATAGAGAATGCAGTTTTCATTTCCTCTGATTGAGAACTAAATCCAACCGCTGATGTACGAATACCAAATAATAATGGTGATGTTACTCTATGTCCTACTAATATTCTATCTTGCGCGTAATCTGCTACATATTTGTATTTCTCATGCAAATTATCAGTAGTAATTGTTTCAATTGTTGGTTTTGATTCAACATTATCGTTAAATGATATCATAAATCTACCAGCATTACGAGTTCCTGTAAACTTATTCTCAATTAAACTCTCTATTGTTTGTCTTTCTTCAGGTGCAGGTACTCCACTATTCATATTAATCATTACTAATGGTAAGAAACCATTCTCAATGTTGTTCATGTGTAAGTTAGATAACTCAGCTTCTACGAAAGAAAATTGTAATGCACTCATCCAATCAGGTAAACTATAATAGTATTTACCTGGTGTGTAGTTTTTAACATAAAGTAATTCACACTTTTCACGTGATGTACCAAATGCAGGTATGATTTTTTTATACTTTTGTGCTTTTTGGTCACTCCAATCAGTACAATAGTAGTAGTTTTGCACCTTTGGGTTATCATATATCTTCTCCGCACGAATTGTTTGTACCGGAATGTGATATATTTTAATTATTTTAGTGTGAGAATCATCCCAATATACTTGAAATGATGCATTACCATATAATTTTAAATCAAAGATACCTCTCTTAAGTTCTTCCTGTGGAAGTAATGTATCTAATGTAGTTTGGAATGCCGTATCTTTAGAATACAAACCCTTTCCAAATATTAAATCAGATATACCCTCTACACAAGCTGCATTAGTTGTTGATGTAGTAAAACTATCAGTTATGTTTTGAAAGTAATCATCAGGTCCTATTATACCAACAGGTACCCATGTATATCTTGTTTTTGTATCCTCTCTTACGATTGGTATTTCTTGTTGTGTTAAATTCACAACGGAAAAGTTTTGTTTTCCTTTCATATTATTCCATTATTATATATTCGTTATCAGTTACGTTACTTACATACACTTCTTCTACACCTAATTGGTTTACATAACTCGGTTTATCTATTGATTGAGATGCAAATACTGAAATAGTACCATGCCATATAGATGCAGTTCCATCATTGATATATGCTCTATACTGCTCACCAATTGATGCTGATACAATAGATGCTGTCCAATTTAGGATACCTTCGTATGGTTGATATGTGTAAGGTCTAGTTGATGCACTAATTGAAGATGATGTATTCACTAATGTGTACATATCTTGCAATTGTAATACTAGGTTAGAAGAACCAGTAGGGGATACTCTCATTGAGTAGTTATTGCTTCCTGATATATAGTATGCTAACATTAAGTTGTAATTATGTTTGTTTATCTATACATTTAACAAACTTATCTCATATTATAGTGATAAGCATAAAAAAAAGGGATAGTTTTACCTATCCCTTCTAATATTTTAAGCGAAATACTGATTAGTTGTTCGTTCCTGCTACTACTGTTGGAGCATTTGTTACTCCAGCAAATGGGTTAGCAAAAGTAGAACCAGAAATAAACGATGCTGGGAATTTCTCCATACCTGTAAACGTTAATGAGTAACCATAAAGGTCTCCCATTGCTGCTCCAGTTTGTAAAGTTCCTGCAGTTAAATCTGCTCCTTCTTGTTGTCCTATCAATAAACAATCACCATTCATTGTTGCTACGAATATTTGTGGACGTCCGTAAGCAGCAAGTTTAAGTTGTGTTGTCATTTCAGGTGTAAGTTTCTTAAGATTAAGAGTTAATTCTTGTTGAAAGAATGTAGTTCCGTTTTCTCTAGAAGTATTTACAGTTTCAGTATATGCGCTAGTTCCTTTAAGGTCGTATTTGTAAGCAGTAAGACCTGTTGGTAATGTGGTGATTAAATCATCACTTTCACCATCAGTTATATTAGCTAGTGAACCAGTAAAGTTTACAAAATAAACTGCTGATAATCCACCTACTGATTCCTTACATACTTCGTTACGTCCTGCTGATAAGTTACAAGCCATAGTATTTAATTTTTAATTTTAGTTTTCATCTTTTAATTTGAGTAAAGGGAGATATGGTTAATCTCCCTATTACTTACTCAATTAATAATTTTTGTAGATAGCGATGTCAGAACCGATACCATATTGTGTAGCCGCAGTATATCTCATGATAATTCTGAAGTTTTGTGAACCATCTAGGTCTTCCATATCTAACACTTTTACAAGGTTGTAATCACTCATCAAACCTGTTCCGAAGAATAAGTTAGATTTTTGTGCAGCAACCATAGCAGAAGATGCTAAACCTGGACACCATGCTAATTCAATACCATTGAAGTTCATTGGTTTTTCTCCCACGTTCATGGCGTTGTTGTATCCGTTCGCACCTTGCGCACCACCAGCTAATGCTTGTTGGTATGCTTTAGCTACGTTAGTTGGGATGTAAATTAATACATCTTCTTTACCATAGATAGTTTGAGGGATTGCATCAACTAAATTGTTTAATCTAGCTAATACGTTTGAAGAATCAACTGAACCAGAAAGTGATGCAGTGATAGGAGCGTTTGTTCCACCAGCAACTACTGAAGATGATAATGCGTTGTAGATACCACCGAATTGTCCGTTAGTAGCAGCAACACCACCCCAAATAGATTGTTCAGTTGCTTCTGCAACTTTACCACCTACATAAGATACTAAGAAATCATTGAATGTAGCAGGGATAGTGTCAAATGCACTATATCCTAATTGTAATGCTTCCCAAGAATTTAAAAATTCAGCCTTACATAATTGTAAGTTTACTTGCAATTCTTTAGGTGTAAGTATTCTCTCAGTAAGAGCTACTGTACCTGAAGTTGCGAAATCACAAGATGCATCAGTTATGATAGAATCAACCGCAATCTTTTGGATTACTGATTTGTACTTCACATTTGGCATGATAGTGATATAATTTTTATCTAGCGTAGTTGCAGATAAAAGTGCGCTCGCGATATATTTTCCCGCGAACTCTCCCGCATACGTACTAGTTACAGTAGGTTGTGCGAAGTTTTGATTTTTTCTCATTTTTTAATAAGTTTTTTTGTTAATTATTTATATAATCTAGATAGGAAAGAATTCTGCGATGAAGCTTCTACTTTCTTACTAAATTTATTTTTTGTTGGTTTTGCTAAAGGGTTCTCCTCTACTGGAGCACCATTTAATTTTGGAAGTTCTTCTTCCTCATCAGACATTTGAACATCTTCTTCTTCTTTAGGATACATTTTATCCTGCATAGATTGGATTTTCTTTTCCATCTCATCAATACGATATTGTAATTTTTCCATTACTTTACCCATATCTTCAGTGATAGGTTCAGCAGTTTCATCTGCTTCATCAGTAGATTCACCACCGATATCTTCACCTGCGATACTTTCAGCATATACTGATTTCTCTTTAGGTACTTTACTCTCAGGTAATTCTTCAACAGGTACTTCATCTGATTTTTGCTCAGTTGGTTCATCACCTACATCTGCTCTATCAACAATCTTACCTTCTTCAGTAGTTACTTT